CACTAAGTGCAATGCCTTGATTGAAGGCAAACTGAGCACGAACCTGCTTGTTCTTGCCAAGCAACTTGATTGTGTAATCATCAAGATAACAAGTAGTGATGGTGTTTTGGTCGTCCATCGCCTTGTCGTAAACCAATTGGATGTCATCAAGTGGGGTTGCATCCTCTGCGTCCCAAGCCTTAGCACCGTGACCGAACTTGTTCTTCTCGGCAAAACCTACATCAACTCGGACACCAGTACCACCGGAACGAGTCGCCAAAGCTACACCTGTTGACAGCTCACTGAGGAACATATCTTCAATACGCTCGTAAACCGCCTGAATACAACGAGGAAGGTCTGCAAACAAGTTACGCAAAATCTGTGGCTGAGGCAAACGTTGCGCAATCATGTTATCCAAATCCTTAAGCTGCTTCTCTGACATGTAAAGCTTCATACCAACCTTTGGGATTTGACCCTCAGCGGTTGAAACCTTATCACGGCTCTTCAATGGAAGTTCTGCATCCATTGATACAACATCAGCAGCAACTCGTGTGTATTCCGCAGTAATTGATGCCCAGCGTCCGTCCTGACTATATGTGTTAGTCAAGTGGTCTCGGTACATATAGGTCAATGCAGTCTGATTCTTGCCGTTCAACTTCTCTACTACACTTGCAACAAGTTGTGGGAAGTATTTATTGACCAACTGAAAATAAAGTGATTTTTCCATCTGTTA